ACAAAACAGAGAAGAACACCTGCGGTGCAGCCGCCCGGATGGATTGGGTTATGAGCCCGTCGTCCGGTGATGCTCTTCTCTGTTTTGTAAAAAGAGCGGTACCAGCCGGAAGCAAGTGTACAAACTGGTACCGCCAGGACTACACACAGCATAAAGTTGTGGTGCCGGGTGCCTCCCGGTGCCTGGCGAAGGTTGCACACCAGACGGGTGGGTATCCACAGAAGGTCGACTGTCAGCCTCAACCTTAACCCGCGTGCGCTGAGCCGCATTCACCACAACGCTAAGGATTCTCTTTGGTTGAAAATACTTGGCTGTTATGTGCCTGTCTTTTCACCACTTCAGGCTCGGTGGTATCTTGGTGTTTTCATATAGCCAAGAAGGAAATAGTTATGACCAAAGAAGAAAAAATTCTTTATTTATTCCAACTATCGGTTAAGACTCACACTGCATATCAGACTGCTGCCATGACATCAGATAAAAATTACAGTACGTCAGAAAACCCGATAGACGACATAAGCAAGCTTTACGATAAGTTCGAAGCACTACTCGATAAAAAGTTTGCTGAGGCTGGGCTTGAGTGATTGTTGAATAATCGACAAAACCCAACTTAAATTTTCGTCAGTGGGCTCGATGCCATGTGCGGTGAGCTCACTTTTCAAAACTCCAAGTAATTCAGAGCTAATTTTCAATATATCTGCTTGATTTCTAACTATTCCCACTTTTTCCTCCCTTGGTCTACGCGCGGTCATGTTTTACGCCCAAACGACTTCACAGTTATTGTTTAAAATCTGGACTTTCATTTCATACACCTGCTTTAACATGAGTGCCTAGTGGCACAACATGACTCAACGAATCATCCTGGACTTCATATGCCCCAGGCGGCTACTTCGTGGGTGTCCTGCCTGTTCGTTGTCTTAACACCTTTAAGTTGTAGTTTAGTTGTGGTTTTGAATGTTGTCAACAACTTTATGTGGTTTGAACGAGTAGCCAAGGAGTGCAAGGATTATCAAAAAAAGGAGGTTGTATGGAAGACGCGCTTTACGCTTTTAATTACACACAGAACCGGGACAAGTTATTTGCTAACTTGATTAGCATCATTGATGGAATCATTGCAGATGGAGTTGTCCGTGAAGAGGAGGTTCTTTACTTAGATACATGGTTACTTGAAGCAAAGCAGATTATCAATAATGGAGTTATAAAAAGTCTATCTGCTCGGGTGTCGGATATTCTTGCGGATGGAATAATCACATCAGAAGAACGTGATGACCTTAAAAATAGCCTTCTCCAAATACAGAGGGAAATTCTTGATATCCCTGAAATTTATTTTTACTCCAAGGATGTAGATGTCCATTTACTTAATGGACTATGTAAAGGATTAATTGCTGATCGGAACTTAACTCAAGAAGAAATAAGATATCTTAATTGGTGGCTTGAGCAAAATGGAGCTTTGAAGAACAACTACCCAGGAAAAAAACTTTATGCACTTGTAAAGGAAATTCTTAAAGATGGTGTTATTACTGAAGATGAGAGTTTAACTCTACATAAGGCATTAGTAGACTTCACAGGATGTGACTTGGAAAGTGGGGTGGTGGATGGTTTGGCGACCAGGCTGCCTATTGATGTAGGGGCTTCGATAGAGTTAGAGGGTAAAACCTATTGTCTTACAGGCACTTTTGTTGCAGGAAAGAGAGCCGTAGTTGAAAATTTGATTAAAAATGCTGGTGGGAACATCAGTAGTGGAATTACTCAAAAGTTGGATTTTTTAGTAATTGGGACGCTTTCCTCCCGTGATTGGAAATTCTCTAGTCACGGAAGGAAGATCGAAAAGGCTATATCTTATAGGGATGATAATGGTGCAAAACTTAAAATTATTTCTGAAGAAATGCTTTTCGATGCATTACCAAGTTCGCGATGACCAGAATACCCTACCTATAACATGAATTCTGGCTCGTCTATCTTCAAAGGTGAGTATTTCATCTGGGTACTCATCTTTGTTGAAGCTTCTAAGAATCAAGCCACCGTCAGGTAAGTTGATAAGTATTTTAACCCTTAGCAATATACCATCTCGTACGGCATAAAGATCGCCATCACGAATAGGAACGGTTTGAGAAATATCAACGGCAACAAGATCTCCATTATTGAGAACCGGTAATAAACTGTTCCCCCATATTTGTACGATCTTGGCATTAGATGCACATACGCCAGATTTTCTCAAATCTGCTCTTCTTAACGGAAACCAGTCAATAGCTGATTCAACTATTTCAGCCAGACATCCGTTACCTGCCGATAACTCGACATCTAAAACAGGAATGTTTACGAAAATATCGGGGTCTAATGCGGTGCTTTCTGCTTCTTTTACAACAAGATCAGGTATGGATGCGTTGTCTTCAATACCAAGTTGTAACCACTTTTGTGATACACCTAAAACTTTTGCAATTTCTTTAATTTTGCGCGGTTGTAGAGTTTCGCCATTCTCTATTTTTGCTACAGATTGTTGTGAAAGTCCAATTTTTTCAGCTAGTTGAGCTTGGCTCATGCCAGCTTTCTCTCTACCTATCTTTAATCGTTCTGCCAGTGTTTTCACAACATATCCCTCTCTTTTTTGATGAGGTTACAACTTTATGTTTTAGCTTTCCAACACCTAAAAGTTGTGGTAAAAGTTGTTAATGTTGTATTCTTGCAGCTCGTAACAACTTAACTACCAAAAAAGGAGAAAGCTATGACACCTGAGCAATTAGCCTTATCGGAGGCAATCGCTCTGGCTGGTGGTCAATCAGAATTGGCTCGGAAGCTCACAGCCAGCAGCGGTCATTTAGTAAAGCAACAACATGTCTGGAACTGGTTGAACAGAGAAAAGCGTCCCCCTGCAAAGCTCTCGATATTCATTGAAAAGACCACTGGCATATCAAAAGAAAAATTACGTCCAGATATTTTTCAAAAGATTAAAGATTCATCAGATGAAAAGTAACCACAGTTTTAAGGAGATAGCCGTGGGTAAGCATCACTGGAAAATAGAAAAACAGCCTGAGTGGTACGTGAAAGCTGTCAGAAAAACTATCGCGGCGTTGCCGGGTGGTTACGCTGAAGCTGCTGACTGGCTGGATGTAACAGAGAACGCATTATTTAACCGCCTTCGTGCCGATGGCGATCAGATTTTCCCGCTGGGATGGGCAATGGTTTTACAGCGCGCAGCTGGCACTCACTACATTGCGGATGCTGTCGCACAGTCTGCTGGTGGGGTGTTCGTATCGCTTCCTGAAATTGAGGAAGTAGAGAACGCCGATATAAACCAGCGCCTGCTGGAAGTCATCGAACAGATCGGGAGTTACTCAAAGCAGATTCGTTCGGCAATCGAAGATGGGGTAGTGGAACCGCATGAGAAGACAGCAATTAACGACGAACTGTATCTTTCAATTTCGAAGCTCCAGGAGCATGCAGCACTGGTCTACAAAATCTTCTGCTCTCCAGAAAAGAGTAACGCCCGCGAGTGTGCAGCTCCGGGCGTCGTGGCGTCGATTGCTTCTGGTTGTGGAGAAACTAACGCATGAATAGTTTAACGGCAAATAACCGTTTGTCGCAACAGCTGGTGGTCAGCGTCGCTGAACACCTGTTGTTACGGCATGAATGCAGATTACCAAATCACCTGGCTGTAAGTAACCACAGAGAACTTTACCTGACTGTGGGGGGCGAGTTGTGCAGGAACTTAACCGCTGGTTTCGTGACGGAAGAGGACTTTATGTTCATGTTATTCGTTGGGAGCCAGAAACACAGCGCGTTATCTATCTTCGCAAAGACTACCCGCATGAGTGCTTTAGTCCTTTGTGGAAATTCAGGCGTGATTTTGTTGAGTGTGAAGGACCACCAGCATATTGATTCTGCAATTCCGGGACGTTACACTGCTCAAGCACCTTATAAAGCGGGTGCCGGGCGTGGAAACCCGAAATTCAATATAGAGCACAACCGCGCTCATGCGGTTTTTTCGTGTCATGAGCATCGTTACGCCCAAATTATGGTGGGGCGTGCAGGGCCAACTTCGGTTGGGCCGGGTTCTATGTTGACCGGTATTTCCACCCCTGTACGTCTCACCACCTATATGGTCGTGGAAAGCCTTGGTGGTGAGTTCATTGAATTCAACATAGGGGCTGTCACCATGACTACTCTCCCAACCCAATCTCACCCTGAAATCACGATTATCAATGGTCGCGTTGTCACCACATCTCTTGCAGTAGCTAATTACTTTACTAAACGGCATGAGCGGGTTTTAGATAGAATTAGAAACCTCGAATGTTCCGCTGAATTTACTGAACACAATTTTGTGTTAAGTGAATACACCGACGCATCAGGCCGCAAACTCCCTTGTTACCAAATCACCCGCGACGGTTTTGCGTTTCTTGCCATGGGCTTCACTGGTAAACGTGCTGCCCGGTTCAAAGAGGCATACATCAACGCCTTTAACCTGATGGAGAAACAGCTTTCAAAGCCCGCTGTACCGAGCGACGTTGCACATAACGCCAGCGTTCTCTGTTCCTACATTTCATCAATTCATCAGGTCTGGCTGCAGCAGCTTTATCCTATGTTGGCAAAAGCCGAATCTCCGCTGGCTGTTAGCTTATATGACTATATTAATGATGCTTCGGCGCTGGCCTGCCTCATAAATTTGTCGCTGAACCCTTCAGAGGCAAGGGGGCGCAAATGATCCGGAATATTTTCAAACGTTTTACCAATCAGACTTTCCGTTGTCCTCGTCCGGGTCAGTGGTACACCACGCCTGTAGGGCATATTCTACGTGTTAGCCTGGTTGACCGTGAATGTCAGAAGGTGATTTGTGAACCGCTGGGCCGTAATTACCGCGTCAGTATGCCGCTTATAGCCTTTCGCTCCGGAAAAAACATGAAGCATCTCGGAGGTGCAGCATGAGTATGGAGCTGATGGTTAAAGCGATGAAAATTCGAGTGGGTAATCCATTGCGAAAACTGGTTCTGATCAAGCTGGCTGATAATGCCAGCGATCAGGGTGAGTGCTGGCCCAGCTACCAGCATATTGCTGACCAGTGCGAGATTAGCAAACGTTCTGTGATGAATCATATTGCGGCCCTTTGTGAGTCCGGGCTGGTAAAAAAAGTCACCCGGAAAGGTGAAAAAGGTAACTCAAGTAATATCTATCTCCTTCATCTTGATGGTGCAGGAGATTCACTAGGGAGTAGTGCAAATAATTCACTATCTGGTGCAGCAAATTCACCAGGTAGTGCAGGAGTTGCACCAGGTAGTGCAGGAGTTGCACCAGGGGGTAGTGCAGGAGATTCACCCAGAACCAGTCACTCTTTTGAACCAGTCAAAGAACCAGTCAATGAACCAATAGCTGTTGGTGCATCTGCTGATGAGTCTGTGCGAGTTCGTTCAAACCGACCGGAATACTCTCCGGAGTTTGAACAGGCATGGCTGGCATATCCCAAACGTGCTGGTGGCAATTCAAAATCTGCAGCCTTCAAAGCCTGGAAAGCCCGTTTGAATGAGGGGGTAACCCCCGAAACCATGCTGGAAGGTGTGAAACGCTACGCGGGCTGGGTATCTGCGATGGGTAACAGCGGCACACAATTTGTGAAACAGGCTGTCACGTTCTTTGGTCCGGATCGTCATTTCGAAGAATCCTGGGAAGTTCCTGCGATATCTGCAGCCAGACGCGAGGACCCGTACTTCAAAGCCAGTTACGACAACGTGGACTACAGCCAGATCCCGGCAGGATTCAGGGGGTGAGCATGAGTCTTTTGAATGACGTTCAGAAATTCATTGAAGCCCATCCGGGCTGTACTTCCGGAGACATTGCGGATGCTTTTGCAGGTTACTCACGGCAGCGCGTTCTGCAGTCAGCAAGCAAGTTACGTCAGAGTGGGCGTGTGGCTCACCGTTGTGAAGGATATACACGCAGACATTTCCCGCGCCTGACTGAGAGAGCGCAGGAGCCGGAACCACAACCAGTTCGTGAAACCAGACCTGTGCGCAATTTCTATGTCGGCACTAACGATCCACGGGTGATTTTGTGCCTGACCCGCCAGGCGGAAGAACTGGAGTCAAGGGGCTTATACCGTCGTGCTGCAACCGTGTGGATGGCGGCATTCCGTGAAAGCCACTCCCAGCCAGAACGAAACAATTTTCTGGCACGTCGTGAGCGGTGCTTACGGAAAAGCAGCAAGCGCGCTGCATCGGGTGAAGAGTGGTATCTGTCAGGGAATTACGTGGGGGCTTAATGAGTAATAAATATTGCCGGGCGCTGGTGGAACTGCGGAACAAACCAGCCCATGAACTGAAGGAAGTGGGCGATCAGTGGCGCACGCCGGATAACATTTTCTGGGGAATTAACACCCTGTTTGGCCCGTTTGTCCTAGATCTGTTTACTGACGGTGATAACGCCAAATGTACCGCGTATTACACGGCGGAAGACAACGCGCTGGCGCATGACTGGTCAGAACGTCTTGCGGAGCTTAAAGGTGCTGCCTTTGGTAATCCCCCATACAGCCGCGCCAGTCAGCATGAGGGGCAATACATCACCGGCATGCGTTACATCATGAAGCATGCCAGTGCCATGCGTGATAAAGGCGGGCGCTATGTTTTCCTGATCAAAGCTGCCACCAGCGAAGTGTGGTGGCCGGAAGATGCAGATCATATTGCTTTTATTCGCGGGCGTATTGGTTTTGAACTGCCTGTCTGGTTTATCCCGAAAGACGAGAAGCAGGTGCCGACAGGCGCTTTCTTCGCTGGTGCTATTGCTGTTTTCGACAAGACCTGGAAGGGACCGGCAATCAGCTACATCGGGCGCGATGAACTTGAGGCATGTGGTGAGGCGTTTCTGGCGCAGGTTCGCCAGCAGGCGGAAAAACTGGTCAGGGAGATGGCGGCATGACGACGTTAACTCAATGCCAGCAGCAGGTGCTGGATATGCTGATTTCTTATCAGAAAGAGCGTGGCTTTCCGCCAACCAATCAGGAGGTGGCAACCATGCTGGGATACCGTTCAGTGAATGCAGCGGTAGAGCATCTTCGCGCACTGGAGAAAAAAGGCGTCATCACGATAAAGCGTGGCGTGGCCCGGGGGATAACGCTTCATACCGCGGTGAAGGACGACGACAGCGAGGCGGTCGGGATTATCCGCTCACTGCTTGCCGGTGAGGAAAACGCCAGGCAGCGTGCAGCCCACTGGTTACATGAGAGGGGCCTGAAAGTATGAAGCTGATCTTGCCTTTCCCGCCCAGCGTGAACACGTACTGGCGACACCCCAACAAAGGGGCGTTTGCAGGTAAGAGCCTGATAAGCGCGGCGGGGCGCAAATTCCAGAGCGCGGCGTGTGCAGCAATAGTTGAGCAGTTACGTCGTCTGCCGAAACCAACGTCGGCACCTGCTTCAGTGGAGATCGTGTTGTTTCCTCCGGATAACCGGATCCGCGATCTGGACAACTATAACAAGGCGCTGTTTGACGCCCTGACCCACGCGGGTGTGTGGGAAGACGACAGCCAGGTGAAAAGAATGCTGGTGGAGTGGGGACCGGTTATCCCGGAAGGGAAGGTCGAGATCACTATCAGTAAGTACGAAAAAGCGAGTTGCAAATTAGCAACTCGGTAACGGAATTGAGCAACACCCTAAATTTGGGTATTACCTCGTTAAAGATACTGTATTTATGAACAGTGTATCCTTGATAACTATTAAAAATCGCAGTAAGTTCATCCTGCATCAACGAAAAGGGAGTGCAGTCCCGCTCGTGGATAAAAATTTGTGGAGAAACCAATGAATCAGTTGCTTGTAATTGATGGCGTTTCTGTGCGCCAGTACTTCGAATCTAACTACTGTCTTAACGACCTTCAGAAAGCAGCTCTTCTTGCCGCTGGTGAGAATCGCTCCTCCCGTTCGCTGGAAGTTCACGAGTTTATGCGTCGTCCTGAAACGAAGGCTCTTGTGGAATTATTGGAAGAAGAAACTACGGGAGATTCCCGTAGTATTCCTGTCATCACCATTCAGGGGCGCAATGGTGGGACGTATGTCTGTAAAGAGCTGGTCTATGCATATGCAATGTGGATCAGCCCGGCATTCAGCTTAAAAGTGATACGTACTTTTGATGCGCTTCATAATTCATCACCAGAAGAAACCACATCCGACAAAATTAAATCCGGGGTCATTCTGCTTGAATCAGCAGCAAAGACTCTAAATCTGTCAAACTCCTCGAAACTTGGTGCATACCAGAAATTATCAAATGTAGCTGGTCTTCCTGAACTTATGCCGATCTATGCCATTGATGCACCTGCTGATGCGCCAGATGGTTCAAGCCGCCCTACGCTGTCGCTGAGTGCACTGCTGAAGCAGTATGGTATCCGCCTGACGGCTAATCAGGCATATCACCAGATGGTGAAACTGGGGATCGTCGAGCAGCGCGAACGATACAGCCGTACCGCGATTAACAACATCAAAAAATTCTGGTCGCTGACAGCGAAAGGCTGCATGTTCGGCAAGAACATCACCAGTCCTGCAAATCCGCGCGAGACGCAGCCGCATTTCTTCGAATCCCGATTCCCTGAGCTGTTAAAGCTGCTCGATACCGTTCATTGAGGTGACCGTGAGAGCACTACTGACCCCTGAAATCGCCCCGCGTATGGGGATCGTATTGTTCAGGCCAGGTTCAGAGCTGATGCCCCTGTTTATGCAGGGGCGTGTCCTGCTGGAGCCTGAGCCGGAACGTTATTCATCTTTTGCCAGTGGTGCCGTTCCGGCATCATCACAACCGCTGGCGGATGATCCTGCCGTTCGGGCCGTGTTCCGCCATGAGGCGGTGATCCGTCGTGCTGGTGGCGTGGAATGTCTTGAGAGCTGGTTACTTCGTGAAAAGGGCTGTCAGTGGCCTCATTCCGACTGGCACAGCGAGAACATGACCACAACGCGCCATGCGCCGGGCGCAATCCGTCTGTGCTGGCACTGCGATAACCAGTTGCGTGACCAGTTCACGGAACGGCTGGAATCAATGGCAACGGATAACTGTGCCCGCTGGGTGTTGTCTGTTGTGCGTCGGGATCTCGGTTTTGATGACAGTCACGTTGTGACAATGCCGGAACTGTGCTGGTGGCTGATTCGTAATGACCTGGCGGATGCCTTACCGGAAAGTGCAGCCCGTAAGGCACTGAGATTACCGAAGCCTGTTGTGCCGTCTGTCACCCGGGAAAGTGACCTTGTGCCTTCGGTTCCTGCCACCAGCATCATCCAGGATAAGGCGAAAAAGGTGCTGGCGCTGAAAGTGGATCCGGAGTCGCCGGAGTCTTTTATGTTACGCCCAAAACGTCGCCGCTGGGTTAATGAAAAGTACACGCGCTGGGTTAAGACACAGCCGTGTGCATGTTGTGGAAAGCCCGCTGATGATCCCCACCACCTGATAGGTTACGGTCAGGGTGGAATGGGAACAAAAGCGCATGACCTTTTTGTGTTGCCTTTGTGCAGAAAGCATCACGACGAGCTGCATGCGGATACCGTGGCATTTGAAGAAAAGTATGGCTCCCAGCTGGAGCTGATATTTCGTTTTATCGATCGCGCGCTGGCAATTGGCGTGCTGGCCTGATTTTTTCGGAGAAAGGTGATGCGTGATATTCAGATGGTTCTTGAACGCTGGGGGGCATGGGCGGCAAATAACCATGAGGATGTTACATGGTCGCCCATTGCTGCCGGATTTAAAAGGCTGATCCCCGAAAAAGTAAAATCACGTCCACAGTGTTGTGACGATGACGCGATGATTATATGCGGGTGTATGGCTCGCCTTAACAGGAACAACAGCGATCTGCATGACTTGCTGGTTGATTATTACGTGTTGGGGGAGACGTTCATGGCGCTGGCACGGAAACATGGGTGCTCTGACACCTGTATAGGTAAACGCCTTCACAAAGCGGAGGGGATTGTTGAAGGCATGCTGATGATGCTGGGAGTGAGGCTTGAGATGGATCGGTATGTTGAGCGTGAATTGCCGGGAGGGAGAACCTCTGTATTTTATCAGCGAAAAAATAGTTTACGATCGTAAAAATCTGCATATCATGATAAGAGTGGTTACATTGCCACGCTGCTTAACCCGCCGATGCGCGGGTTTTTTTGTACCCAGAATCCTGTGAGCTATACGGAAAGTACACAGAAAGGAAGGTGCGACCACAATTAATAACAAAATCTTAAAAATCGCACATGGCACTATTAGTTTTCTAAATATTGTGTATTTTTTGTATTGCAGGATGACCCTGTAACGAAGTTTGCGTAACAGCATTTTGCTCTACGAGTTTGCCAGCCTCCCCCAGTGGCTGGCTTTTTTATGTCCGTAACATCCTGTGTATCAATAAATGTTGTTGTCTACGTACGTCAAATAGTCGCATGAGATCTGACCAGATATGTTAAGGTTGCAGCTCTCTTTGAATATAATTATCATTTTCATTACGTTATTGTTACGTTTATCCGGTGCGCCGTAAAACGCCGTCCTTCAGGGGGTGGAGGATGTCAAGAATATAGTTATCGTATGGTGCTCAAGGAGTATTGTGTAATATGAAAATAATTATTTTTAGAGTGCTAACTTTTTTCTTTGTTATCTTTTCAGTTAATGTGGTTGCGAAGGAATTTACCTTAGACTTCTCGACTGCAAAGACGTATGTAGATTCGCTGAATGTCATTCGCTCTGCAATAGGTACTCCATTACAGACTATTTCATCAGGAGGTACGTCTTTACTGATGATTGATAGTGGCACAGGGGATAATTTGTTTGCAGTTGATGTCAGAGGGATAGATCCAGAGGAAGGGCGGTTTAATAATCTACGGCTTATTGTTGAACGAAATAATTTATATGTGACAGGATTTGTTAACAGGACAAATAATGTTTTTTATCGCTTTGCTGATTTTTCACATGTTACCTTTCCAGGTACAACAGCGGTTACATTGTCTGGTGACAGTAGCTATACCACGTTACAGCGTGTTGCAGGGATCAGTCGTACGGGGATGCAGATAAATCGCCATTCGTTGACTACTTCTTATCTGGATTTAATGTCGCATAGTGGAACCTCACTGACGCAGTCTGTGGCAAGAGCGATGTTACGGTTTGTTACTGTGACAGCTGAAGCTTTACGTTTTCGGCAAATACAGAGGGGATTTCGTACAACACTGGATGATCTCAGTGGGCGTTCTTATGTAATGACTGCTGAAGATGTTGATCTTACATTGAACTGGGGAAGGTTGAGTAGTGTCCTGCCTGACTATCATGGACAAGACTCTGTTCGTGTAGGAAGAATTTCTTTTGGAAGCATTAATGCAATTCTGGGAAGCGTGGCATTAATACTGAATTGTCATCATCATGCATCGCGAGTTGCCAGAATGGCATCTGATGAGTTTCCTTCTATGTGTCCGGCAGATGGAAGAGTCCGTGGGATTACGCACAATAAAATATTGTGGGATTCATCCACTCTGGGGGCAATTCTGATGCGCAGAACTATTAGCAGTTGAGGGGGTAAAATGAAAAAAACATTATTAATAGCTGCATCGCTTTCATTTTTTTCAGCAAGTGCGCTGGCGACTCCTGATTGTGTAACTGGAAAGGTGGAGTATACAAAATATAATGATGACGATACCTTTACAGTTAAAGTGGGTGATAAAGAATTATTTACCAACAGATGGAATCTTCAGTCTCTTCTTCTCAGTGCGCAAATTACGGGGATGACTGTAACCATTAAAACTAATGCCTGTCATAATGGAGGGGGATTCAGCGAAGTTATTTTTCGTTGACTCAGAATAGCTCAGTGAAAATAGCAGGCGGAGATTCATAAATGTTAAATACATCTCAATTCAGTCAGTTGTTGCCTGTCTGATAATAGATGTGTTAGAAAATTTCTGCATGGTGAATCCCCCTATGCGGAGGGGCGACTGGTGAACGGTATGATCTCTTTGATGATCGTAAGCGAGAATACGCGGGTTTGGTGGCACCAGGCCGAACTCACCGGGAGGCACCCGGCACCATGCAGTATTCAGAGATTAGGCATATATCCAGGCTCCTCATCGCAGGAGCCTTTTTACATGCAAAAAAAAAACCGCTCCTGGGAAGAGAGGCTGGCAAGAAGAAACAATATGAACAATTAATTAACGATGGGAATAATACCTTAGAGTAATCACCTTGCGCAACTGTAAGGGTATATTTCATCTTTGCGGGCTGTTTTTCTGTGTGGCTTCTGTGTTTCCGGAGGGCTGCCTGTACCTTTTCTGACTCAGAACATTATCCCGACCGGGAGGATTCATGACATTTAAACATTACGATGTGGTCAGGGCGGCATCGCCGTCAGACCTTGCTGAACGACTGACACAAAAACTGAAGGAGGGCTGGCAGCCATTTGGCAGTCCGGTGGCCATCACGCCTTATACCCTGATGCAGGCCATTGCGGCGGAAGGTGATGTCACCACACCAGTGGCGGTGACCGGTAATGAGGGTGAGGCGGTGGCTGTCAGCGCCACCAGCGACCCGGAGTATTACTTTGTTGTGGTTCTGGCAGGGCAGTCAAATGGTATGTCGTATGGTGAAGGTCTTCCGCTGCCGGAGACATATGACCGTCCGGACCCGCGTATTAAGCAGCTGGCGCGTCGCAGTACGGTGACACCGGGCGGTGTCGCCTGCAAATATAACGACATCATTCCGGCGGACCATTGTCTGCATGATGTGCAGGACATGAGCCGCCTTAACCATCCGAAAGCGGACCTGTCAAAGGGGCAGTACGGTACCGTGGGGCAGGGGCTGCATATCGCCAAAAAACTGCTGCCGTTTATACCGGCGAATGCGGGCATTCTGCTGGTTCCGTGCTGTCGTGGTGGTTCCGCGTTCACCACCGGAGCTGATGGCACATACAGTGACGCGAGTGGTGCCTCGGAGAATTCAACCCGCTGGGGTGTGGACAAGCCGCTGTATAAGGACCTTATCGGTCGAACAAAAGCAGCACTGAAGAAGAACCCGAAAAATGTGCTGTTTGCCGTGGTGTGGATGCAGGGGGAATTTGATTTTGGCGGTACGCCGGTAAATCACGCCGCACAGTTTGGCGCGCTGGTTGATAAATTCCGTGCAGACCTGGCGGATATGGCAGGCCAGTGCGTCGGTGGCTCTGCTGGTGGTGTTCCCTGGATATGCGGGGACACGACGTATTTCTGGAAGCAGAAGAACGAATCCACGTACCAGACGGTGTACGGCAGCTATAAAAACAAAACGGAAAAGAATATCCATTTCGTACCGTTCATGACGGATGAGAACGGGGTGAATGTGCCGACGAACAAACCGGAAGAAGACCCGGACATTCCGGGTATCGGGTATTACGGTTCGAAATGGCGTGACAGCTCAGCCACCTGGACGTCACAAGACAGGGCGAGCCATTTCAGCACCTGGGCACGCCGGGGGATTATTTCCGACCGTCTGGCAACGGCGATTCTGGTGCACGCCGGGAGAAGCGCTGAATTCATTACCGGAAAACAGCCTGATATGGTGAGGCCCACCGTACCTTCCGGTGAAGGTCCGGAGATAGAGGCGGAAGCCCCGGCCAGTAAGCGTACCCTGATGAGTCTGCTGGCATCCGGCGAAGACCTGGCATCACAGGGCTGGCGCTATTATCACAAACCGGCGGGCGGAGACAGTGTTAACAAAAACATTGCTGAAGCGGTGGTCAGTGATGCGGGGGCTACGGGAGGTAAGGCTCTGCAACTGAACAAACCGGAAAACCACATCTGGTTTCTGGAGCATGATGCAGCCGGACAGGGGGCGGAGTTACTGAAGAAGGGCGGACGTGTGAGCGTACGGTTTAAGTTGCCGGGTTCACTGGTGCCGAATCAGTTTGCCCTGGGCATTTACTGGCAGTTGTCGTCCCTGCCGGAGGGGGTGATGCTGTCAGGAGAAGGTAACGATATGCTGATGTCCTTCTTTCTGCAGACGGATACGACGAACCTGAACGCGATGCATCACAGGAAGCCTAATGCGAAGCTGGATACATTCGGGGTCTTTGATAACGGATGGCACACGCTGGCTTTTGAGTTTGCCGGCAACAACAGCATTCAGGTGACTCCGGTTCTGGATGAGAAACGGGGAGCGGCGTTCACACTGGTGAAGTCACCGGCATCGGGGGCGGCGGACAAACTGCAACTGAACGATATATCAAGATCGGCGACGTATACGCTGCTGATTGACAGCATTGCGGTGGAAGTGAACAGCACAGACACTGCGGCATGATAAAAAAAACCGCCAGCGACAGGAATGGACGCTGGCGGTGGTAATACCTATGGAGAAAAAATAAAGGAACGATACTTTCGTACTCTGGTTTTTTAATGAAAACAGTTCCCATTGTCAACAATAACGGTAAGAAATTANNCCTGGTCACTGCTGAAGCAGTGAAGGAAGTCCTGCGCTCTGAAGAAGTCCGGAGCGCACTGAAACAGAAACTTCGCCATAACCTGGAAGCGCGTCTTGATGCAGAAGTGGATGCCATTCTGGATGAACTGCTGGGCGCACCGGCAGCTCCGGAGCCGGAAGGCATCGCGGGAGAGGGGAGTGCTTCAGATAGCGGTGACCCCACACCTGACAGCGACATGATGATGTAAGCATGCGTCAGGGACCATCGGTGTGTGCCGGTGGTCTTTTTTATTGTTGTGAGCTTCCGGATTGCGGGAGACGGGGTATGTACCAGATGGAAAAAATCACAACAGGTGTGTCATACACCACGTCAGCGGTGGGAACGGGCTACTGGTTCCTGCAGTTGCTGGACAGGGTTTCCCCGTCTCAGTGGGCGGCAATAGGCGTGCTGGGGAGTCTGCTGTTTGGTCTGCTGACATATCTGACGAACCTGTATTTCAAGATTAAAGAAGACCGTCGTAAGGCGGCACGGGGAGAGTAGGTGATGAACCATGAAGAAATGAATCAGCGCTTCAGTCGTCTGGAAAATGAAATTGCTGAACTGAATAAAAAACTGTCGGTGCTGATGCCTTCTGAAGATGCAAACAAACGCCGCGATGAGCAGTTTGCGGCGTTTTACGATGATTGCATCAAAATTGCTCGCAGGACCTTTGCGAATATTTTGCAGGAAAAGTTTTTACCGACCGCATTGTCAGAAAAGTACTCCATTACGGTTAAAAGTGCCGGAGAGGAAGGCAATAAACGTTATTTTATTGCGTCTGCACCGGATAAAGACCAGGAATGGGGGGGTAATCGGCCATCTTTTATTGTGACAAGCGATGACTGGAATATCACGATCAGTGAAGATGGAAAAGTAACACCAGCATCGCACCAGCACAGTGAGGCGCTCATTGAATTTGCCATTGATTACATGAAGAACAATAAAAAGCAGGGGCTGATGCAGCGCATTGGTCGCTGCATGGGATATCTGCAGCTGGCGGCAGAGATTGAAGCACTTGCCTGTGGTGCTGACAAGGATGCAGTTGTGCGGGAGGCTCTTCTTCGTGAGTTTGACAACCCGCCCTTTAAAAAAGTGCCGGCTTACTGGTTTCATCCCGGACTGACTTATCTGAAAGGGCGGTTTGGGGAGAGGTTATCTGAACTTAAGCGATAGTTTATTGAAGAGCCGTTTTTTTTGCAGACAGGCAAAGTTTTTATCCCATGAACAACCCGGGTGACTGAGTTCGTCATTAAACCATTTGTTAATGTTGTGCTTCAGATGCTGAAGCATCAATGGTGTTAATGTGGTGATAATGATATCCAGAGTTTCTGTTGAAAGCATGCCGTAAGGCTCTGAGAGAATGGCCTGAGTGGCCTCGCTGTTATCCGGGATAAGCGCTTTTAATTCTGATTTAACATTTTCGTTCATTATCTGCAAAAACTCTTTGCGTAAATTGTTGTCATTATTATTCATTTATAAAATCTCATTTGTTGTTACCGGGTGTGTCCTGGTGCCTGTTGATTATATTCATCGTGAGTACCGGATTATATATCTGACATATCCAGGAATAAGAGAGCTATAAATCCTGATAAATATCCATGAACGCAAAAATCAAATACGGCCTGTCAGCTGCCGTTCTGGCGCTGATTGCCGCAGGGGCTTCTGCGCCTGAAATCCTCGACCAATTTCTGGATGAAAAGGAAGGCAACCACACCACGGCATACCGTGATGGTGCGGGTATCTGGACCATCTGCCGAGGTGCCATCATGGTGGATGGTAAGCCTGTGATTCCTGGCATGAAGCTGTCGAAGGAAAAATGCGACCGGGTTAACGCTATCGAACGGGATAAGGCGCTGGCATGGGTGGAGAAAAACATCAAAGTGCCACTGACTGAACCCCAGAAAGCGGGTATTGCGTCATTCTGTCCTTACAACATTGGCCCCGGTAAGTGTTTCCCGTCGACGTTTTATAAACGAATTAATGCAGGCGATCGCAGAGGAGCGTGTGAAGCGATTCGCTGGTGGATTAAGGATGGTGGCAGAGACTGCCGTATCCGCTCAAATAACTGTTATGGTCAGGTATCCCGTCGTGACCAGGAGAGCGCGCTGGCGTGCTGGGGTATCGACAGATAAGCAGAATATTTTGCTGAAAAATGACGTTGCTCAACGCGGGCGGATAACACGAAATCCTGCGAACTGGCAAAACCTAAGTGAATAAAAGTAAAAACCCCGTTTGTTGGCAGCAAGCGGGGTTTTGTGTTTCCTGACTTCGGAAAAGTCAAAGGAGAAAGTGTGTTTGATTTTAGCAAACTGATTCGGGAGATTCGAGTGATGGCTGAAAAATTATCCACCTGGAAGTTCATCCTTATCTGGCTGGTGTTTGTGATTATGGCCTCCGGTTATTTCATCGGTCAGATACGCTGGTGGTGAAATGAACCGCGTTCTGTGTGTGGTCATCATTGCCCTGCTGGTGGCCTGTGGTGCGCTTAGTCTGGGGCTGAA